TGCTGGCGCATCGACAACACGTGAGGAAATGCCCTGACGCGTATATTTTGCCATCATATCGTTAAAGGTGATGTTTTTAGGATAGCCCAAAACATCGTAATATTGCCGAGCACCGCCGAAAGCCGAGCCCAAGACACTTGCCAAAGAGGAACGATCCATTAGGATTGTGCTTAGAGCGCGAAGACCTTGGAGATTTATCATGCCCATTATCAGGTCCTTAAAAATGGAGGCGACTTAGGGCCTCTCTTTCTATTATTTTATCGGACCTTCGCGGTAAATTCAACAGGAATTTCGAAATGGCATGAGGAATTATTTTAAGGAGTTAACGACGGCGACCCCAAGAGGCAGCCATACTAAACGAGGCTTTAGGCTTTTCACCGCCTTCAAGTTTACGCCGATAACCACCTTGTTGGACAGCTCTTTCAAGCTTAGAACGGCCCCAAGAAGCAGAATAAGACTTCTTACCCGACATTACGACATAAGCAATTGACATGTTGTCAACTTGGTCATCGTGTTGACCACCTGGGAAGAAGTCAAACTCGTCAAGAAGCGCTGCGTTCCAAGGACCTTCGAGTAGTTTAACATGACCAGCTTCTGCCGCAGCAAGCATAGGTTGTGCGCGAGTAAGCTTGCCATCAGTTGCAGGAACCTCGATGACATTGAATTCGGGAAGGATATTTGTCTTATAATGGTGGATAAGCGCCTTGCCTGAAGAACCTGGTTCTTGTTCAATGTAGATAGTGACCCCAGTACCATCAGCGACGGCGATTCTGCGTACAAGCTCTTCAACACCGCCAGAAGATTTCTGGGTGCGGATCATATTCATCGTGAACATAGTATCCAGACCACGATCATACTCGTAAAGACCGCCTGTAGTGTAGTCACCTGCATCTTCTGAAGCAGCCAGATCCCAAACCCGAGCCCTAGTACGCGGGGCAGCATTGTCAATGTTAATGTTCGGAATAACTTGGAGCCAATTACGATCAGTAATTTTAGCATCGGGATTCTCCGGGACCTGCTGGAACAGGGCGTTGAAAAAGAAGGATCCCAGAGTCTGCTTACGTTCCTCTAGTACTTCGAGTGGATATCTTTCGGGGAATAGAGGTTCACCGACAGCGCGGCCTAGAACATCATTTTCCATAGCAAGGGCGGGAAGATGGATATATTGCCATTTCCCACCAGGATTGTACTTAAGAATACGACCGATGAGATCATCATGGTGCCACCGTGTCGCAATGACGATACAGGATCCACCAGGTTCAAGTCGGGTGAATGCCGTTGTAGAAAACCAGTTCCAAATGTACTCACGCGTAGTATCGCTGAGTGCTTCTTTGATTTCCTTGATATAGTCGTCGATCAAGAGAACGTGTGCCCCACGGCCAGTAATAGGACCACCCAAGCCAACTGATACCATGGAACCACCCCATTGGTTCGACCACGCACCTGCTTGGCTTCTATCAGGTGCAATTCGTACATCAAGTAGATTGTGGTTAGCCTCGATAATATTGCGTACTTCACGGCCAAAATCCTTCGAAAGGTCTGCGCCATAGGAAGTAAGAATAATGTGTGCAGTTTTGATCACTTCTTGTACCCACAGAGAGGTATAGACAGTGATCAAACGAGATTTACCATGACGCGGAGGTGCTGAAATGATAATACGAGCGTTACCTTCAATAATGGCACGAGCTACGATTGAAGATGTGTACAAAAGCCAGGGAGCTGGGTACCATGAAGGATCCAGCTTGTGAGCTAATGTTGCTGGGGTAAGCTTGTAGTTTTGGAGTAGATTTTTAGCACGGTCTTCTACCATACCCATGATGTGGTCTTTCTGGGACTAGGTTAACGAGAGTTGGTCTTGATGACCATAGCTTGAAGCTGCATAAGCATTTCCGGATTTTCGAAAAGCTTGGCAATTTGTTCGTCGCTATCAGAAGCCACCTTAGCTACTTCACCAGCTTGAGCGGCAATAGCTCGCATGAGGGTAGCCAACGAAGCATTTGGTGCTTGGACAGTATCTTGAGAAGGACCACTAGCAGGCAAACCTGCAGAAATCCGTTGGAGAGTCATAAGCTCCTTAAGCATGTTGAAGACCTCTTTAGGCTTCATATCATACAGAAGGTCCTCATCCTCAAAGATAGTTTGCAGGCGGTCTTCAGCCTTTTTGATCCAACGGACAGATTTGCGATAGTGGTCATCTTCGATTGAGAGGGCACGCATCTCGCGCTGCTTTTGGAAGTTGGCCACCATAAAGAGGTCATGCGCTTTAGCACGTACAGGCCAGTAATAGAGATAGGACATCTCACGGAGCTTATATTCAGGCAGATTGGTGATCTTAGACGTCACGGTAAGCGTACGAACCGGCGCTTCAATGCAGCCTTCAAGATCGGACTTGAGCACAACGCCGAGATATTGCAGGAACACCGTATAGGCTTGGGGAGGCTCAAAATTGAGCTTTGCCCAGAAAGTAGTCCCGTCAATCTGGGAAGGATAACCTTCGGCGTAGTCGAGGTTGTAAGTCGCAGAGTTGATAATGTTGAAGCGGTCTTCCTCAGTATACGAGGAATCAAAGAGATCCGTGGGGATCATATCGGAACGGTAGATATAATTCGGAAGACCCAGGTCGTTCAGCGGAAGGGTATCCATAAGACGACGCATAACATCAGTACGCGTATTACGCAAGACATCAAGGCCATGGGGAGCTTGGGTAGTAGGGGTGGGGGTGATCGGATCAAAAACTTCCTCGAAAGGGAGGATCTCACCAAGATTGTTCGGGATAGAGGTGTCCATTTGAGGTGCCTTCTAAGACCTGTTAAGTATATAATACGCTGATCGATTGAGGGATTCACGAGAAAAATCAGGCTAGGGTTTTAATGAAAGGTGGCCGCGCCTCTACGGGGAAGAACAGTAGCAGTAGTAGAGGATTATTCCGGGGACTTCCGCTATTAGGACTTTGAAAACATTAACGAAAAGGTAACCAATTATGTCATTTTAACGCGGTTTTGACTACTATAACTACGATCTTAAAAGCTAACCAACTATACGGGAATTTGTTAGAATTCCTTATACTTCAAAGGGGGTGATGCTAGTGATGATGTTAATGGCCTAGGACATAAGGATAAGGTTTTGTGCGAAAATTTTTTAAAATTTGGAAGGGTCCTTAGATGGAGCGCAGGGGAAAATCGTACCCGTAACCGAAAATTATAGGGATTTTATCCCAAGGGATATTATCCCCCACCTCATGTAAACTTAGGGATATTATACCCTTGCTATTTAAATCAACACCCCCTATATTATAAGTATGGAAGCAAGCAGATAAGACTTCCATACAAACAAACAAAAGGAACAGACAAATGACTACCACCTCTTTCAAAGGTCTTCCCAAGGTCATCGCTATCATCAACGAGGACCAAATGAAACACCTCGACTCTCTTCAAACCACCTCTGCCAAAGTAAGGTACCTTGCTTCAGAAGGTTTCTCTACTCCGAACAATCTCTACTCGGGGATTGCCAACCTCCTCAACATTCGTACTCAACACGTTCGCAACATCCTCACACAACCTAATAAGAAAGGTTGATATAAAAGAAGAGAGGGGATAAAACCCCTCTCTACACTTTCTGTTAACCAAGGGTAAGGGAATAGAATAATGATCAGAGCATTCCTCGGAGGTCTCATCTTGATGTTGGGACTCTATGTCTGCGCAATCATCATCATGTCAATGTGATTGAAAGGGAGCCTCAGGGCTCCTTTTCTTTTTACCAAACCGGGGGTCCGCCCTAGACAGACGTGCAGGACCGTTCGCTAGAGGCGGCCATAGACCTAGCCTCTTCGCTCGCTAACGTTCGACCGGTTGTGTGGGGCGGCATTAGACCTAGCCTTTGCACACGCCTCTAGGCCAACCAACATATAACCTAAAGAAGCCTACTTGCAAGTCCCCTAGGAATGCTATATATTAGGATTATAGAGAGAGGAAATGGTTCTTCTCCTATATCAAAGGAACACACTATGTCTACCAAAGTTCAAACCGCCCAAAAGACCGTCGACGCTCCGAACTCGGTCGAGCCCGTCAACCAAGCCCCGG